ACAATTCGGGCAGCGTTTTATAGTTGAAGAACATTTCGGGCTATATCAATCAGCATACGAAGCTTCAAGGCCGTTTATGCCTATTCCTGCTAAATCTGATTTAAAGGTTGTTGGTAAATCAAGTCAAAGCACAGTTCCTGTAACTGCTCAGTTTGGGTTACTATTACTTGACGATGATCAATGGAAAAATGGCTAATGAGCGTATTAGATGATATTTATAGCAAGCAATTTAAAACTTCTGAATCATTAATTAATGAGTTTGAGGGCGAGCTTGCTTTAGTATTGGACCGCATCAACACATTATCAATCGCAAGGCTTTCCGGTTTATCGCCTGATGATATATTGCAGTTCAATCTAATATGGCAGGAGATATTGACCGAATCAGGTTATTATCAGTTAGTCGATAGTTATATTGGTGGTTCGTTTGATAGTTTTTACGATGATACATTGAAGGCATTCACTTCAGCAGGTATCGCAACCGCCTGGACCGCTGAGAACGCACAAGCTATTGACGCGCTAAAAACCATGAAGCGCGATTTTTTCGTGGCGCTTGGTGATGATGCTGGAAAGGTTGTACAGAAAGAGTTATACCGTTATGCACTTGCTGGAAGTTCACAGATTGAAATGGCAACTGCGATACGTGATTCAATCCAAGATATAAACTTAAAACGGTACGCAAATACGTACGCAAGAACATCAATACAAGAGTATCAGCAAGAAATCATTGATGTTGTAGCGGCCAATATTGATGATGGCGTTTGGGTTTACATTGGCGTTAATGACGCTAAGACCAGGGATTTTTGTAAGTCTGTATTGCGTGATAACAGTTGCTATACAGACAGCGAAAAACTAAAGCTAGAAAATGATCCTAGACGTGAGTTTAATTGCCGCCATAGGTTTCACAAGGTTTCTAAAAAATGGGCGGGTGATAATGGGTATTCGTGTAACTAGATATCCCGATACGAGGAAATACGTTTCACTGGTTAATCGTATGCCGTCCGATGTTGCAACGCTTGGCATGGAGATACGCGCGGAGATAATTAGACGCACACAAAACGGATTAGATAAAAACAACCGTTCGTTTAAAAAGTATTCCCCTGATTACAAGAAAGCAAAAGCGCAAGAGTTCGGCAGCGCAAGGCCAAACCTTACAAGAACGCAGGCAATGCTCAACGGTATGGATATGCGTAAGATTAAGGGCGGTTTTAGAATTGATTTTCCAAATAAAATGGAAAATAAAAAAGCCTTTTATAACCAACGCGTTAGACCTTTTTTCGGTTTAGATAAGGAACAACGAAAAAAAGTATTGCAATTTTTGAAAAACAAGTTTAATAAGGTATAATGATTCTGCATAAAAGTATTTATGAATCATAAGGATTTTTACAATGTCTGACGAGATTAAAACGGATAACACAGCAGATACGCCAATTGCTGAAAATAAAAAGGTGGAACTAGAGCAGGAAAAACTGGACGCATTAATTAATAAAGGTTACGCAAAGGGCGCAGAAAAAGCAACTCAAAGCGTGCTTGATGAGTTAGGCGTGGATAGTTTGGAAAGCATTAAAGAAGCTCTTAAAGCGAAACAAGAAGCGGAAGAAGCTCAAAAAACGGAGTTGGAAAAACTTCAAGAGCAACTACAAGCGGAACGTGTAGCGCGTGAGGAACTTCAAAAAACAGCAGAGCAAGCGAAGCAAGACGCGCATCTTACTAAGTTAGCGGCTGAAAACGGTATCAATGACCAGGATTATTTAAAATTCCAAATTGAGCAAGCGCAAACTCAAGAAGGTTTTAATGAAGCCGAATTTATTGAATCGTTAAAAGAAACTAAACCATTTTTATTTGAATCTGCACAGGTGAAAAAGCCTAAAGTTGATTCTAGCTCCAACACTGGTGATATTGACGCAAGTCAACGAATCAAGGGCGCTAAATCAATGCAAGAGCTGTACGCCATTGCAGGAAATAGCTAAAAGGATATTATCATGGCTGTAAATACAAAAGTAGTTCTAGCTGACACAGTAGTTGATACGCTAGACCAATCTCTGATCATTTCAGGTCAGTTAATGAACAAGGTAGACCAATTCGCAGAAATCCGTGTACAAGAAGCGGCTAACTCAATTGCGTTTAACGTTTTCTCACGTGTAGCAAAAGCAACTACACCTTTAACAGATGGCACTGAAGCAACTTCTGCTTCAATGGCTGAAACTAAAGTAACTCTTACTCCTGCTGAATACGGTTTACCTATCACTACAACATCATTAGCTGAAATCGCATCAGGCGGTAAAGCAACTGTTGCTGCTGGTGAGCTTGTTGGTATCAACATGGGTGAAACACTTGACGCTTTAGGTTGTGCGGCTTTAGAAGCTGGAACTAACACTACTGCGGCTGGTACTTCTGGAACACTTGCTAAAGGTGATTTACGTGCGCGTTACACTGCACTAGTAAACGCTGGCATTCAAAAGTTTGCTGACGGGCGTTATGTTGCATTCATGAACCCAGCACAGATTGCTGACCTTAAAGACGATTACATTTCAATTGCTCAAAACACATCAATGCCTGATGCTGTAAATGGTATGGTTGGAACGCTTGAAGGTTTCACTATCATCGAAGACGCTAACATTACTGCTGGTACTGTTGTTGTTTTCGGACGTAATGCACTAGGTAAAGCAATCGCGCTTGAGCCTGAAATGCGTATTACTGATGGCGGTGACAACTTAGGTCGTTTAGCTAACATCGGTTGGTATGGTATCGTTAAGTATGGCGTAATCGATAACAACGCTGTTCAAGTTATCACAGGCGCTTAATCATGCCAGCGGCTAAGAAGCTAGAATTAGTATCTTGCGCCGATGGTTCACATGGTGCATCAAGTGGAGAGCGTTATGCGTTCAAAGCTGGTGTACCGTTTGAAGTATCAAAAGCTGATGCTGATGAAATGTTGAAACTCAAACATATTAAAAAGGCTAATTAATGGCAGACTGGACACTAACAAACGCTGATATTGTGCAAGCACTACCTAGACTTGCCGACTTGTACGAAAAGGCAGACAGCGGAACTATTAGCACAGCAACATCGGCCCGTCTAATCGGGTTAAATGAAGATGAGGTTATTGGTTCAATTGTAAGCTTTATCACAGGCGACAACGAAGGAGTTGATGCAACCATAACAGCGTTTAACACTTCAACGGGTGAAATGACGTTTAATGCGTTATCTAACGCCATTGCAAGTGGTAACGTGTTCGGAGTTATTAGTCTTGATTATCAGAGTTACATCAAGAGAGCGTATTCCATTATTAAAAATGAGATTCGCAATCTTGGACGTAACGCTGATTTATACCTAGATGAAACCCAGGTTAAGGAGCTTCACTTGCTTAAAACTATGCAAATTATTTGCATGGCTAAAAGACAAAACGCTGATACTGATGACATTTTTCATCAATCATGTTTAGATTTTACAGATCAATACAAAAATGAATTGGTCACATTAAAAGCTGATTACGATTTAAATGAAGATGGCTTAATTAGTGAAGACGAAGAAGTGAAACTAACACAGGTGATTTTAGGATGATTGAGTTTTTAAAGTCAAAAGGTTATAAGTTTACTACCAATCAAACCTTAAACAATAGAGAATTTAGGCATTTATCAACATCTTTAACGCCTAATGAGGAGGCTACAACTTTTGCAAAGGTTGCATATACTGAAACATCAGAATATGAGCTTTTCTTAGATGAAAAGTTTTTCAACAGCAAAAAGGTAGTTGAAACCTTAGTCGATTCTAGATCGTATGAAGTTTTTGATGATTATGTTGAAAATTCATTGCGATATATTATGGACGATTATTTGGGTATTATGAGAGTTGATAATTTGACTGTTTCTGCGAATATTGTTACGGTTGAAACTGGTAGATTAATTACTTTTATAGTGGAGGAAACATAATGGCAGTTAAAGGTCACGCAGGTTCTATTTCCATTGATTCGGGTGCAGTAGGTAACGCTAAAGCGTGGAGTTTAGATATTTCACAAGATACGGTTGACACTACTACATTCGCATCTAATGGTTGGAAAGAATCAGAAGCAACTCTATCGAGTTGGTCGGGTTCTGCAACGGTTGTATTTGATGTTAGCGGCACGGCTGAAGCGGCAGTTTTATCTGCGGTTTCATCACAAGCTACTATCTCGGTAGAATTGCAAGCAGGTACAGCAACAGCAACAGCTAGTGACACGTACGCAGGTACGGCTAATGTTACTAGCTTCTCAATCACTAATGACGTAAACGGCATTGTTGAAGCATCAATTTCTTTTGAAGGAACTGGCGCATTAACTATTAGTTAATAAGTTATTGATTGAAAAAACAAAAGGGGCGTTTATTCGCCCTTTTTTTGTATTATAATAAAGCTAAATTACAAGGGTATAGAATGGAATTAACAGCAAAATTATTAGCCGAAGCCGTTAAAAGCAACGATTCACTTCAAACAATTGAGTTTGTTGTCGGTGGTAAAGAGTTTAAATTCTGGTTTAGATACTTAACCATGCTTGAGCAGATTCGCGTTAAGCAGTTTTGCGTTAAAACTACTGAAATAATCGCGGCTAATGGTAATAAAACCGTTAAGCATGAAGAGCAGGAACATTTATACCCTATTTATTTGATTTTAGAAAAGGCGCTTGATGAAGATGGTAAGCGCGTTTTTAGTTCAACAAACCCGGCACATTTTGACACAGTATCAAGGCTTCCAAGTGGTGTTGCTTCGGTTGTGGCGTATGAAATGAGTAAAGATATTTTCGGCACTTTAGAGGTTGCTCACGATGGCGAATGAAGAAAACCTGGCGATTGAGGTCACAGTAAACGGTAAACAAGCGATTAAAGAGCTTGGCAATGTTGATAAATCTACCGATAAGCTGGGCAAGCAAACGCAAGAAACTGACAAGAAAATGAAGCAGTCCACCGAGTCGATGAAAACTAACTGGATTGCAGTGGGTGCGGCGGTTGCTGGGGTTGTAGCTGGATTAAAAGGGGCAACTGACGCATCTATTGTACAGTTAAAAGCTGAAACGGCTTTAGGTGGTGCTTTAAAAGCGAATGCACTACAAGGCCAAAAAACTTTAAGTATGTGGAAAGCCTACGCATCAAGCCTTCAGGAAGTTACGCTATACGGCGATGAGGCCACATTGCAACAGGTAGCGCTTTTAAAATCAATGGGTTTAACCGATGAGCAAATCAAAAACACGATTGAAGCTGCGATGGATTTATCAGCAGTCACAGGCCAGGAGTTAGAGTCAAGCGTTAGAAACCTTGCTAAGACTTACAGCGGTATGGCTGGCGAATTAGGTGAATCAATACCTAAAATGCGAGAACTAACTAAAGAGCAGATGCAAGCAGGTGATGCGGTTAAGTTAGTAAGTGAATTGTATAAAGGTCAAGCGCAAGCCATTGCTGATACTGATTACGGAAAAATAACGCAATCATGGGGTTTATTAGCTGATGCGATGGAACGTGTAGGAGATGTTGCGTTTACAATCGCTAATGACTTGAATTTGCCTGGTGCAATAGAAACAATCGCAGAAGTGATTAACGATGCTACTTTGAAGTTTTACCAGGCTAAAGTATCGGTATATGAATTTGATAAGGCAATTAATGATTTTTTCGGAAACACTGATACGGTTGTTGAGTATCAAGCTGAAATTGATAAAACGCTTGAAAAAATAGCGCAATTACAAAATGCACCAACTGATGAAGGTACGACCTTGCCAGCAGTTGCGGTTTCTAGTGTTGTAGGTGGTAAAAAAGACGATAAAGAAGTAACTGCTGAAGAAATGCAGCGCCGACACAATGAGCGCCGCTTTAAAGAGCAGCAACAGCTTGAGCAAGATTTATTAGACCTTAAAGAAGAATATCAACAAGCATGGATTGAAGCGTCTAAGGTTTACCATGACGAGTATCAGCAACAGCTTGATGATGAAGTTGAAGCGGTAAAAGAAGCCGAAAAAGCTAAACAAGAAGCCTATAAAGAAACTCAGAAAAACGTTAAAGTAGTTACTGATAAAATAGCCGATTCTATTATTGATGCGGCTTTCGCTGGTAAAGCATCATTCGCAGATATGGCCACAGCAATGATTAAAGAAATGTTACGCGTTTATATGCAAAAATTCCTTTTACAAGCTGCAATGAGTTTTATTCCTGGCGGTAGTTTACTAGGTGGTTTATTCCATACTGGTGGCGAAGTTAAGCATACAGGCGGAACAATCGGAGGTAATTTGCCAACATATCACAGCGGCATGAGATCAGATGAGCGCGTTGCTAAGTTGCAGGTTGGCGAATCGGTTATTAATCGACATGGCACAGCACAAAATAAAGAAGCTATTGACGCTATGAACAGGGGCATGACTGTTGGTGGCGGTGGTGATGTTACTACAGCGGAGATTAACTTTAACGTGCAGGCGATTGACGCGGCAAGCTTCAACGGTTACTTGGTTAATAACCGATCAACTATCGAGAACATTATAAACAACTCGTTACGCACTAACGGCTCGGTTCGTAAAACAATCAAACAGGTTGGCTAAATGAATAATTTAACTTCAATATTAAACGCTAAATTAAGCGGCATTGATACAGAAGAATTCACTAAACAAGGCGGCTTGATTGAAATGACCGCAGGTAATGTTCAGCGCATTGCTGCCATGACCATGCCTGCGTTTACAATACGTCTGCGTTATGAGAATCTATCATCGCTTGAATGGTTTGATTTGCGTGGATTATTTGAACAGAACCACTCAAACACATTCATTTATGAAGCAACAGATATACATGACGCACGACTTGAATCTTTAGGCGTTAATGCAAGCGTATGGGCTATTAAAAACTGGGAGTTTTCAGCATCGGCTAAAACAGGACGCTTTAGTGGTGTTATTGAGTTGGTTAGTAGTGTTTATTTTAATTATCCAGCTTACCAAGCATTAGCAACTCAGGAAAGCACTTACAACTTCACACAATCAACCGATTACACTTTTAACGACCTGTTAAGCCATATATCACCCTATCAGGTTAAATATAGCTATACTGGTAACTCGCTAAGTTCTGCCATAATGCGCTCAAGCTCAAATATTAAAGACAGGGGCGGCTTGCGTAAAGTTTGGACTTTAAACTGGCTGGTTGATGAAGCTGATTTTTTAGAGCTTATTCAATTCTATCGCAAGCGCGGCGGGGTTTATTCTGAGTTTGGCATGACTGATGGTGGTTATACTTATCAAGTGCCTTCTTTGTATATGGAAGATGGTTACACCTTATATGGTTATGTTGAAAATACAACTTCAAGCGGGTTATTCAATAATTACCTAGAAAACTCAACAGATTACGTTGATTATGGTTATTTAGAAAATAATTTTTACTACAATTTAAAAGCAACATTTTCTCATGATGGTTTTAAATATAGTAAACGTGTTGATGGTTTCTATCAAGTTGAAGCCGATATAATGGAAGCGCGATAAATGGCAAAAACAATAACAACAAACTCAAGAAATAATGAATCAATTGCATTGCTGCATTTATTCACTTTCGAGATGAGAAATCTAGACGGCACATTCGCAGAATGGTTACGTTTTACGGATCATGACGTTTTCGTGCAGTATGATGGAAACGAATATATCCCGATGAATGTTAGCTTTGATAGGTTGACCGAGGATTTTAGTTTGCAATCCGATTCTATTAACATTCAGATTGATAACGTAAATGGTGAGATTGTAGAAAAGGCAATTGCATACGAATGGCGAAACAACTCGGCAAAAATTGAACGTGTTATCTATACGCCTGAATCGCAAACAATCGGCGGCGAGGTTTATCCGGTTGGACTGGTTGCAGATACTGGTAGTGGTTATCCTGAGTTAGATTTGGCTGATGTTACTAATAAAGATATTTATGTTTTATTCGATGGTGCGATTGATACGTTTTCAGCAACTTCTCAATCGTTATCAGGAACGCTAACAACACAATTTGCATATTGGAATAAAGCCATTCCTGAACGTTTATTTAGTCAAAATGAATTTACGACCATTATTGATGCCATAACTTCGGAACTTTACTGGGGGCGCAATCCATAATGAATGGTAACTGTTTTACTTTTGTTTATGAGAAGCTTCAAGAGTTGGGTTATAACGTGCCTAATGAATGGCATGGTTACACATACGAAGACAGACAAAAGTTCATCAACGAACAAACCGATTTTATATCACGCGGCGATCACAAAGGTTTTTTTAAAAGCTTTTGTGTTGAGGTGCAAGAACCAAAGAAAGGCGATATTGTACTCGGCAGGGCTTCGGTTGGAATTGTGTTAAGCAAGGGTAAACAATGGGTTTATTCTGAAACTTTAAACAAGGTTATGATTCGCCCTATTCGCGATTGTAGTTTAATAATGAGGGTTACTAATGGGTGACGTTGCAAAGGTTGTTGTTGGGGTTGCGTTAGTTGCGACTGGGCTTGGCGCGGTTGGAATTGGTTTTATGGCTGGTACTTCTGCATCATTGGCATTGGGTGGCGCACTTGCTGGACTTGGTTCTACTGCTTTAGTTTATGGGGCGGTTGGTGTTATGGCCCTTGCTGGCATTTCGATGATTGGTGGCGCACTAACTCCGGAAATACCTGACTTCGGAACAACGGCAAGTTATGCGGGCCAGAAATTACAAACCCGTAAAAATAACACATCACCCGTGCCAATTGCATACGGGCGCAACCGTTTAGCGGGTAACATTATCTGGGAATCAACAGGCACACAAGTAAGCGGCGCGGATAATAAAGATTATTGGGCCGTTGTTGCGTTATGCAATCATGATATTGGCAGCATAAACGGTGTATACGCTAATGCTGACGCGCTCACAGATAGAGGAAGCAATATTTATACAAGCACCTACATCGGCACAAAAACAGATTACCAGGCCAGCTCAGTTAGCTTACAAGCGCTTTCTTGGAGTACGGCAGACAGTACGGCAACTTCAACTGGTGCAACTTTAGGTTTTCCGGATATTGATTTGCCTGCTGGAATTACATATGTAACACTTCACCAAATATTTGAAGCCACAAACAGCAACCAATTAAAATCTATTTCATTAGACTTTATGGGTAAACCAACTCGTTCAATTGTTTCAGGTGCGTTTAACTCAACGGTAACTGATCCGACAAACGTTGAAATTATGGCAGACGTTTTAACAACATGGCTTGAAGTTGAAGATTCTGCGCTTGATTTAGATAGTTTCACAACCGCTAAAGCTGATGCAACTGCAAACGGATTATCTGATGCTAACCTGGCGTTAGTTACTCAGGCGAACATTCAATCTGTTTTACAAGATATTATGGCTTCGGGGCGTTTACAACTAGCACGCTCACAAGGTAAATGGGTTGTTATTACAGATAAAAGCCAGAAAACGCCATCAAAGACGCTGACAGAAGCCGATATAATTAACGGTACAATATCAATCAATATGCCAGGAAATAACGACCTTGCAAACAGTATCACTATGAACTGGGTTAATCCTGCTGATGAATGGTTAAAGGCTGATTATACGGTGACTGATACCGATTTAATTGGCTATGATGGAAGAACCGTTAATAAATCGCTTGATATTAAAAGTGTAATTGTTGAAAGCCAGGCTCAGAAGCTTGCAGAAATAACTTTAAACTCAATGAGATACACGGAAGATATAGACGGCAACCGATTGAAGCAAACGCCATTAACGTGTAGTTTTGGCGCGACAACAAAACACGCAGACATTGAAGTTGGTGATGTTGTTGTGGTTGATCATTTTCTACTTGATAGAGCTAGAAAGTTTTTAATTCTATCGGTTGAAACGGATCAAAGCGGTATCATTAGTTTTTCAACCCGTGAATATTGTGAAACACACTACAAAGACACATCAGGGAGCTATTTAATATGATTACAGCATTAGCGGCATTAATTCCAGGTTTGGTTGATAAAGCGGTTGATATTTTTGACCGCAAATATCAAACTGAAGCGGAAAAAGAACAGGCTAAAAACGAATTAGCGCAAACTATGCAAGCGGAAATACAAAACGCATGGGAGAGCGAGCAGAAAGCTATCACAGAGCGACATAAAAACGATATGCAAAGCGATAGCTGGCTTTCTAAAAACGTGCGCCCTATGGCCCTTATTTATTTAATGGGT